GGCTGAACTCGCTGATAGTGTTAACGCACCGAGGATGTATATAGATCATATCGTAAGCGCCTCGCATATGTGCAATGCCATCTTCTACGCTGCCCTTCCACTTGTCACAGGCAACAATCTTAAAGCCAGCGCCTTGCATATAGCTGATTGTCTCAGGTCTGGCATTATCTGCATAAATCGTATGCTGTCTGCTTTCAGGTACGCTATCGAATAAAGCCGGAAGGTCTAGCAAATCCACGCCTCTACCGTAAGCCTCATCAGTAATCCACAGACACTGACTCTTAACATAGCTTTTGATCAATGTCGTAGGGTCAACACTGAACCCCCAATCTGCGCCAAATAATGGTTTTTCCTGCCAATCGTTATGGTTGAACTCTTTAATCTCCCAACGTCCTGCCATAATCTGAGCATCAGAACGAGTAGTGCATTGCCCTTCCCATACATGCAGGTAAGCATCGGCATCACGCTTCTGTAACTCTATGCGCTCCTCTTCTAGCACAGAAGGGAACCACGGATTATCACGCCAGTTAATCTGAGCTATTGCAATAGACTGAGGCGGATTAATAATAAATCTGTTTCTAGTAGCAGAATCGGTGCGCTCTGGATTCCACGTTACCCATATTTCTGAATCATCAGCACGAATAGACGGAACAAGTTTGCGGTAGCTGACCTCGGATACGCTCTCAGCCTCATCTATCCAGCATATATCAATCCTGCCCAATCCTTTCAAATTGTCCTGATTGCGATATAGCCCAGCGTAGATAATCTCGCTTCCTGTGGCGCGGCACTTGATATAGTTAACGCCACATTCAAAGTAATCAGATAGCCCTAACGACTCTATTGCATAGCACAGCTCAGAGTGTACGGACTCTCGGATTGAGTTAAGTATCTCCCTTGCACACAGTATGCGAACCTTGCCGCTATAAGCTCGCACAATAGCCATCTGTGCGAATGACATAGTCTTTGCACTTCCCCTGCCACCATATGCACAGCGATAGCGCACATGCTCAGGAGCGAATACAGGATGCAGCTTACTTGGTAGTTGTACTGTCAGGGCTGACAAACATGACGCGGATGCCTGTTGGCTTTCCGTCCTCATCGGTTTCGGTTGTTATCTCTGTGCTTTTCAGGTCAGGAAGATACTTGTTAATCAGCTTGCAATGTATATCTGCTGCATACTTCAAGCGAGTAACCATAAGCGCGTCAAGGTCATTTAGCGGGTCAGCTATTTTTGTAGCAATATCAACAACATGCTGAACATGACCACCTGCTGCTAATTTCTCGCGCAGAGCCTCTTGTCTCATCTGTCTATTCTTTGTCTTAATAGTGGTTGAATCTTTCGCCACTCACTACCTTCTCGCGTCTACGCGGCTGTTTGTTCGGGTGGATTGTAGCACTAAATAATAACCCTAGCAATTTGGAGAAAAAAGATGGCTTTTTATCCGCTTCTATCTTAGTCGTGCCAATATGAATAGCGCCATTCTTATCTATCCAGAAATTATCAACCGTATAATTTTTAAGGAAATTATTAACGGATACATTACTTGGCTCGACCTCCCCTACATACGGCCAAAGCCTATCTTTTGATAGCCTCCATTCAACATAATCAAACATGCCTTTAGGTGCGCTCATATCAATAACTGCAAATACGCTGGCAATACTGATAAATATAGCCTTTTGCCATACAATCAGCTTGGCACTTGTAGTCTATAAGACCATCAATGCTATTAGCTGTTGCTACTGATGCAAAGGTAAGTAGCGTAAGGGTTAGTAGTATATTTTTCATGGCTGCGTTTCCTTTTGTGGTTGATTTAATAATTCTTCCCTGAGTATCAGATATTCCTTTGGTGCGTCTATCCCGATTCTGTGTTGCGGCTTAGATTTGCCGCGTGTTTCAAGGTGAGTGACCACTATCTCCTCGCCTGCTAAACCGCATTCTTCGCTATCAAGCAACGGGATTGTATAGTCGCCATATTGCGCCCTAACTATAATTCCACATTCATGCGCCTCAATCCACAGCTCGCTCTTATCAGGCGCTATCACTACTATGCGCTGGTTGTTGTATCGGGTGAGGATTAACATTATTCAGCCACCCGGTAGGCGAGTATGTCGATAGTGGTAATTTCTTCGTCAGAATCACCGCAGTGACTCCAAAAATGATCGCCCGCAATGTCACCATATTGAATATCGCCATTGCCAAACATTACCACAACTGACGTTACACGCGGCACTGGACAATTCCCTCCCTCCCATCCTATCCACTTATTCTTTTTCATAACTCTCTCCTTTTCCGCTATTCTCTACTTTACTCTGTGGAGGTATATAGTGGATTACACCTAGGAATAAAAACTTTACCGCCGCATTGAAAACAGCATTTCATAGCATTGGTTCCCCAGCGAGCCACTCCCTTAACTGGCGGCCAAGACTGCATCTCTTTAATAGTTTGGAAAGCGAAACATTTGTAACACATAAATTCAGGCATCACTCATCCGCATCCTTCAAGCTGTAGAAAACATCCTTGCCGCGCTGCTCACTGTGCAGCTCTCGTTTCATCTCGGGATGCTGATATTGTTTAGCGCCATCCATGAACATCAGATAGCCTGATACCAATAGGATAGCCCCTATAGTAAGACCTGCTAGGATAAGTATTGATAGTGGGGATAGCATGTGATTCTCCTTTAATTGAAGCGTAGTTATTGTTTAGACGGTTCGATCTGGCCGCGTATCCAGACCCACTTGCAACATGGTCGGTAGGGTTGCTGCCCATTTATCCGCGCTGACATTGCCAACAATCACAACGCAATTATACACAATAAATGCCTTATTTTATAGTGGATTTCCGCAATTGACAGCGTACAATTATTGCTATCTGAGCCTTCGATACTGTACATCTGCACATAGGTATAATCCACTATTGAGCAGCTAAACGGATTAGATTCTAATGGCTACACACACAAAGGAGAACGGCCATGCACGATTTCAAAATGTTTCATAAATCTAACCAACTGCCAGCACCTAAACAGCCATCCTTTCTGGAATACGTTGGCTATGTTGCCATCCTCTGCGTCATTACGCTTGTGGTTGTGTGCGTTGGTATCGTTTCTCAAACAGGTGGCTTCTAATGAAAACCTACAGCTACGAATACATCACGAAAGACGAAAAAGGCAATGAGATTATCTTTGACGTAGAGTTCCAGACTCCAAGCGAAGACTACGAAATGTTCTCAATAGCAAAAATCGAGATAGGCGGCATTGACGTAACAGCTGCCAAGGTAATACCTCATTCAGTGATTATAGCTGATATTGAAAAGTGCTGGTCTAATGGTGACTGGCAATGACCCACTTAACTCCACTGTCTCAGCGCATGGCGGTGGAACGTTACAAAGCAAAGCAACTAGCGCAGGGCATGATTAAAGTGGAGCTGTGGATACCTGAACACCGAGAGCATGAATTTAAAGAGCTGGCAAAGCTGGCTAGAGTTGAACTTGAAATCAATGGAGTGCCTTATGAAAAGACAACCTAACTACCTTGGCGACTATTGCTCGCTAATCCGAATCAATGCCGGAACAACGCTATTTCTTGGCATGGGACATACTGCTAGAGAATCGGAAATCATGGCCTTAGATGCCTGTGCGGTGCGATTCCCTCATGATGCACATATTTACCAGTTACTAAAACAGCGTGGCTCACATGCTATGGAGGCTGTATGAGCGACCTATTCAAACTATGCCCGCGCTGTAAGCTAAACCGCAATCGTGCCAACTTCTCAAGCAATGGCTACTGCAAACAGTGCGACAAACTTTACCATGCTGAGAAACGCGCACAGCAGCCCAGAAAGTGTCGCCAGTGCAAAGAGTTAAAGATGCCTGACCAGTACAACGAACCAGCCTCTCGAAGTTGTAAGGATTGCGTACAGGCTACCGTAGAACGCCGTAAAGCATTAAAGCCTAAGACCTACGCAGAGTCAAAGGATTATTACTACCTTATGGGATTCTGTCCTTTGATTCAGTC